GGCGAGAGAAGGCCGTAGCGTTGCGCCGCTTGAGGGCGATCAAGAAGACCCATTGTTAGCCGCCCCCGTAAGTGAAGCCAAAGCCCATGCCGGTGCGGCTGCTTCGGCCTGACTGAGTGCCTTGCATCTGCGACGTTCCCTCTTGACCATAGGAACCGGCCAGCAGTTGCTGGATCAGTTGCTGGACATTTAGGCCGTATGCGTTCTGGTTTTGGCCTTCCGCCATTGCTGCATTCAGAGCCTGCCCGTAACCCGCGCTGTTTAGTCCTGCCAGCGTAGATGCTGCCGTCCGGTCTTGTTCGCCTTCCAGTTCCGCTTCCATGATGCCCCGGCGCTTGTCGCCAAACGCGCCAGCCTTGCCGATGTCGCTTGTCAGTTGATTGCGAGCCTGAAGCCTATTCTGGTTCAGTTGCCCCATCGTCGCATTCGTCACGTCTTGCTGATAGGGATTGGCGAACCGGGCAATGTCCTCCGACCCCACTGGATCGTATTGCATCCCGCGCAGCCGGTTGACTTCGGCGTCGTAAACACCCCGCGCACGATCCGACAGCGCGTTAGTTTGCGTTTGGTTCGTCGTCTGGTTTGTCGATTCACGCGACCGCGTTCCGCTGAGTGACATTGTTAGGTTCTCCTGAATACGCGCCAGCCGGGGGCGTAGCCGTAGCGTTGAAGGGCGCGCGACCAGCCAGGGCGGTCGATTGCGTAGCCGAGAAACAAATCGCACCCTTGAGCCTCACCCCAAGCGCGGGCTTCCGGCTCAATGGACTGCATGAGGTCAATAATGTCGCCACCGGCAAGCCAGAAGCAGAGCGCCTTGCGGCGGGGATATTCGATAATCTCGGTCACACACGCAGACCGCTCGCCGGGCCAGAACTGGTAATCACCCCGCAACAGGCCATCGACCACATCATCCATCGTGTGAGTGCCGTCGCCTTCATCCAGAGCCGCTTCGATCCATCCCTTGCAGCGGGACCAGTCAGCTTGCGGGGTCAAGCGCCTTGGCCAGATCAGATTGTTTGTAGGATCGGTCTGGGAACAAGATCAGTTCACCGTCCTCATGGGCCACAGAAACGACCGTAGGGGCCTCTGGGTCGCCGTAGCTTACCAGCGCCCGGTTTCCATTGACTTGCGCCTCCACGCCCTCCGGAAGCGCACTAATGGCGACCCTCACAGCGCCACCGCCGACAATGCGCCCGCGTTGCTGACGACAACCGACCAGCGTGAGCCGTTCGGGGATGCGAGGATCAGGCGTTCCGCGCCTGCAATCTCCACGTCCTGCGCCTTCTTGCGGTTGGCGGCGTCTTGCGCGTCAAGCGTCGTTCGGAGCCGATCCTGGTCCTCGCGGGAGTATTGAAGCGGTGCGCGAACAAGGCTCATCGTCCAGCCCCCGGCTTTACGTCAAACCGAATGCGGCCCATCTGGAAATCAACGTCCGCATCGCCCGTGTAGATCACCGCGACCTTGCGGGCCGAGAACCGCAGATCGGTCTTTGCCGTAGCCGTTACCGCCGCAACCGTGACCGGCGCGTCCATCGGGTAATCAGCGACCGAGAACGAGACCGCCAGCGAGCCTAGCGTCGCTTCGTCGGGGATGTAGGCGTGAACCTCCATCGTCCGGTCACCCTCGCCAAGTTCAACCGGGCCTGACGTGGCGAACGGTTGGCGCGCATCCTTTAGGTTCCCGGTTTCGTGCGAATAGACATAGCCGTCATTGCCGACCAGTTGCGGGTCAGCCAAGGGCGCACGGTCAACGCCACACAGGCGGGAAAGTGCGCCGATCATCCAAGTGTTTTCGCGGTAGTTGTAGCTGACATAGCGGTCAACCTCGGTTGATCCCGACGACGGATAGTGCCACCAGACTTCGCCCCAGAGCGAGTTGTGCCAGCCGCTCACCTTGGAAATCTGCGTCCGGTTGATGTCCGAAAACACATAGTCTTTCACGTCGCACGGAACGGCCTCGACATAACCGTTGAAGCGCCAGAAATCGTTGACGCCAAACCAGAACACCTGACCCGTAGCCGCCACAACCGGCGAGCCTTTCGAGGCCACCCCGCAGCCGGTTTCGAGCCGTTCGAACGAATAGACCAGCGGCAGGCCCACATAGGTCGCCCGGTGAACGTCAACGTCGGTCCAGATCAAATAGGCGCCCTGAACCCTTCGCCCGCATTGAAGCCCGCCGTTCGTCTGCAGTCGCTTTCCGCCCGCCAGATTGGTCGCGGTCGGCGTCCAGTCCGTGTTGTCCTCCGCGTCGCACCAATCGATCGCGCGAGGGTCATTGTCGGCCCCAAGGGCAAACATGATCCGCTCGTCGGTCACCAGAATGGCGTTAGCCGTAGGAGCGCCGGAAATCGCCGCTGCGTCGGCGGCGGGGTTTAGTTGCCATTCGTAAATGGTCGAACCCATAGTCCCGACAAGGTATTCACCCCAGGTATCGAGCGACCACACCGACGCGGGAATGATGTTGGTCGAGGTCAATCGCGGCGTTCCGTAAAGGCCGTATCCGTAAAGCCCCTCGCCATACCCGCCGCCGATAATCGCGTCTGCACGACCCGCCGTAAAGCCAGACGGCGTGATGTCCGACACCACGCCAGAGCGCGACACGGCATAAAGCCCCGTGTGCGTCCCCACGCCGGTCCAGACCGTGTTGGAGTTAGAAAGCCACGACACAATCGCGCGGGCCTTGCCCGACACTGTTGTCAAGGATCGCTGAACCCAGCCGCCAATCGGCCCCGACGTTCCGCCATGCCAACGCCACAGGTCCGCGCTGTAGAACCGGCCTTTCGACTGGTAGTTTGTCCCTTGCCGGTAAACGCCCGGCGGAACCTCAAGCGCGATCAGGGGCATTACAGCTTGATCACAGCCAGCGCGGCGACGTTGCGGGGACGAGTCTCAGACGTTCCGTAGGAACCCGAGGCGTATGGCGTGACGGTTTCGCCGCCGCCCGAACCCGTCGCGGTTGAACCGGATGAAGTCACATCGCTGGACGACGGCGGCGAGATAAGGTGAGTGTGCGGCTCAAGGTCAGAAGCCTGCGCCGAACCAACGCGGCGCGATGTGTCAATGCCCCGGCTATCGTCCCACCCCCGCAGAAACTCACCACGCGCGTCAGGCACCGTCAGCCGTTTGTTCGCCGCATAGTCAGCAGCCGCGTTTGCGCCACGGGTTGAACCCGCACCCGCCGATGTCAGGATGGGCGAATCCGTCGCGTTCAAGTCCCACAGCACCGCAAACAGCGCCGCCGTGTCGGCATTGGCGCGGGTTGCCCCAGACGATGCGTTGCCGACCGTCCCGCCATTCATCTTTACCCAGCCAGCCGGGGCCGACGAATAAAGGCCAAACTTGATGTCGCCCGTGTGGACGTAGTTTGTCTCAACCGTCGTCACTCGCCCAATCGTCGTGGTTTGCTCAGTCTCTTCGGCGTTCGTCAATGTTGCCAGCGCATCCAGATCGACTTTGATCTTGGCCAGGGCACCGACGTTGAGTTCCGTCCCCCAAACGTCAGCGTCAGCGCCAACCGTGGGGGCAGCGCCGTCATAAGTGATCGATACAGGCATTAGAACGACCTTCCGGAGCGAGCGTTGAGGGTGGACGGATAGGCCGTGCGCTTGTCGTCTTCTTCGATGGCATCCAAGGCCGACGCATAGGCGTCCCGGATCACTTGGCGCTCATCGTCGCGGAAATAAATCAGGGCTTGCGACAGGGCGCCGTAAAGATAGGCGTCCGGATGCTTCCGCAGCAGCCAGTTGGTCGCGCATTGCGCCGACAGGGCCGGGATGCGCTTTCGGTAACGCATCCGCACCGTATATTCCGCATCCGGGACAGGATCAAACACCAGCCGATCCGTGATGGCGTAGCGGGTTGGCTTGCCGGTGCTGAACGCGCTGTCAAACGCCTCAACCGGCACATATTCCAGCGGAACAGCCGGGCTGCCGTCAATGCGAAGGGATTTCACGCCCGCAAAGTCGCACGGCAGCGCCATCTCTTCGGAAGAAATTGTGTAGGTCGCCGATGCGCTCATCTCGCGCACGTCAAGCTCTCGGTTCATCTGGGTTTCAGCCAGGGCGATAAACTCAGCGGCCTTCGTGTCCACACCGGACAAGCCCGTTTTGTTGAGCCAGTCGGCCACGGCGGTCTTGAGATTGGTGTAGCTATCGAGGGCC